AACGCAAGACGCAGACAGAACCGTACCAATATGTTTAACTCCCTGCTTGCTGCAGGGTACGACNCTGGTACCGCAGGTTCTATTGCAAACACTCCGAACTGGGACCAAGCTAACAACAGGTTCAGTTCAGCTATGTCTAACCCACCAGCACGCTCAGCACCTGCTCCGGCTCCCGCTCCACCAGCTGCTCCACGTAATGTAGCAGACAGTAATCCACGCCGGTTATCTCCTGAGTCTGATGGTGGTAACCTAAAGATTAAAAAGAAATCACGTAAGCGTAGGCAAGAGTTGTCTAAGGGTACTGGTCAGCTACGTATTAACCCCACACAATCTGCTAACGTCAGCACCGCTGGTCAAGCAGCAGCAAGTGGAGGTATCAACGTCTAATGGGTATCGCACGAGAAAGATATGAAGCACTGCGTGGTGTCAGGTCACAGTTCCTAGACGTAGCACGTGCAGCTTCTCACCTTACTCTGCCTTACCTAATCAAATACGATAGTGATTACACTGAGACACACAAACGTCTCATCACACCATGGCAATCAGTTGGTGCCAAATGTGTCACAGCTTTAGCCGCTAAGCTAATGCTTGCTATCCTACCTCCGCAGACCACGTTCTTTAAACTACAGGTACGTGATGACAAGCTGGGTGAAGAGATGGACCCGACCATTCGTAGTGAACTGGACCTCTCCTTCTCTAAGATTGAGAGAATGATCATGGACTACATCAATGGTCAGAACGATCGTGTTGTTATCCATGCAGCACTAAAGCATTTGATTGTCGGTGGTAATGCCTTGCTCTTTATGGGTAAGGAAGGGATGAAGAACTATCCCTTGAATCGATTTGTAGTAAACAGAGATGGTGATGGTAACGTACTTGAACTCGTTACTAAAGAACTGATCGCACGCCGAGTGCTGGCGCCCGATCTACCTGATGGTTTCTTTAAAGATAAGTTAAACCCTGTGTCTAATGATACAGCAGGTGTAATAAACAGCACTAATGATGAGGGCGTTGAGGTGTACACTTACGTACGCATGAACAAGCAACGTACGCAGTGGGTCTGGCATCAGGAGGTCTTTGATTACATCCTGCCTGGTTCCCGATCGACTGCACCTAAGGATGCTAGTCCATGGATTCCCCTCAGGTACAACGTGGTAGATGGTGAAGACTATGGACGTGGTAGGGTAGAAGAGTTNCTTGGTGACTTCCAATCACTAGAGTCTCTCACCCAAGCCATCACTGAAGGCAGCGCAGCTGCAGCTAAGGTGGTGTTCCTTGTCTCCCCTTCCTCCACGACTAAACCACAGACCATTGCCAACGCAGGTAATGGTGCCATCGTTCAGGGTAGACCTGATGATGTGGCAGTCATCCAAGTAGGAAAGACTGCTGACTTTAAAACTGCCTATGAAATGATTGGGCAGCTGACTCAACGACTACAGGATGCATTTATGATCCTGAATGTTAGGCAGTCAGAGCGTACCACTGCTGAAGAGGTACGCATGACACAGATGGAACTCGAGCAGGCATTGGGAGGACTCTTCTCACTACTCACTACTGAGTTCCTGGTACCTTATCTGAAGCGGACCATGCTGGTGCTCCAGCGTAGTGGTCAGCTCCCTAAGATACCTAAAGATATGGTGCGACCACAAGTGGTTGCAGGTATTAATGCTATTGGCCGTGGCCAAGACTTTCAATCGTTGTCTCTCTTCCTGCAGACTATTGCTCAGACCATGGGTCCCGAAGCAATCCAGCAGTATGTGAATGGCAATGAATATATTATGAGACTTGCTGCGGCACAGGGTATTGATGTGTTGAACTTGATCAAGACACAGCAACAGCTAGACCAAGAGAAGCAACAGAACCTGCAGATGCAGGAGCAACTCGAGATGACTAAGCAAGCTGGTCAGATGGCAAGTGCACCCATGAATGACCCAAGCAAAAACCCCGCCCTTAATGCCCAATTAGAAAATGAATCAGCCAATGAAGAGGCAGCCCAAGAAACGAGTGGCGCCCCGAGTTAATCCTAAAGGTCCTGTAGTACAGGAAGAACAGACCCAACAGATGAAAGACGTTGGAGTCATGAAGACACAAACTCATAGTCCTAGCCGTATCGGTAGGGACCCAGAGTATGTAGAGACTGTAGGTCTCGGTACTCTCCGTGTGATCTCTGCTAATGGATTGAAANAATGAGTACTTCCACTGAGATCTATTATGATCCCGCCCAAGGTGGCGCTGAGATCCCTGAGTTCAGTGCTGATGAACTCGACTCCCTGCAAGTAGGGGAAGCATTAGANCAGAACGANCANCAGAGTNCTTGCTGGTAAGTATGCTAATGCAGAAGAACTAGAGCAAGCATACCTCAACCTCCAACAGAAGATGGGACANCAGTCCACTGATAATGAAGGAGAGTCTGAAGAGTACGATGAGCCTGATGGTGAACCATCGTACGAGTCTGATGATGACGTGTTTAATATCCTCCAAGAGGAGATCGATGAGTACGGTGCTCTAACTGAAGAGACAATCAATAGTCTGTCTGAATACATGGACGCTGACGAGCTAGTAAAGCTTGGCATGGACATGGCAGCACCAGACTACGGTGACCTTGAACCTCAAGAGATCACTAACATTCAGAACTTTGCCGGTGGGGAAGAGAGTTACTCTAACCTNATCGGCTGGGCTAGTGAAAACCTAGACCAACAATACATCGAAGCTTTTGATCAAGTCGTAGACACAGCTAATGCTCCTGCTATCCAACTGATGGTGGCTGGACTGATGGCTACCTACGCTGAGAACAATGGCTACGAGGGACGGATGCTCACAGGACGCGCTGCACAGGACGTTGGCAGCGTGCAACCTTTCCGCTCCCAAGCTGAGGTGGTTCAGGCTATGTCTGATCCTCGGTATGACAATGACCCTGCCTACCGTGCAGACATTATGCAACGTCTGGAAATCTCTAACACTTTTATTGAATAATGAAATTTATTGCTCTCCTCCCTGCTGCAGTCCTGATGGCTGCTCCTGCAATCGCCGGTCCTTATGTGAACGTGGAGTCTAACTCCGGTTTCTCTGCTGGTGACTACACCTCTACTCTCATTGAAAAGCACGTGGGTTACGAGGGTGATCTCGGTGAGTCTTCCACCTGGTACGTCCAAGGTGGTCCCGCTCTCGAGTTTAACGATGCCTCCGGTACTGAGTCTAAGGTCTCCGGTAAGGTTGGTGCTACTGTGGCACTGACTGAAAAGGTCGATACCTATGGTGAGTTCGCTGTTGTGTCCGATGATTCATGGGACATCAGTGAGTCTGACCTCGGTCTCAAAGCAGGTTTCAAATACACTTTCTGAACTAAAAAACAATGGCCAAATCAATGGGTTATAACGACCGCCTCGACATGTCTCTGGGCGCTCGCAATGGTAAGAAATCTCAGTCCATGAAGGCTCGCCGTCATGAGTCCGAGGGTATGGAAAAGAAACTTGGCAAAGCTAAGTTCGCTGGTAACAAGTCTTCTGCTCAGAAGCCTGCACGTCGTACTGCACGAGGTCGCTGATGTCACATCCTATGCCTCCTCAGCCTACTAAACAAGCTAGCAGTGCTGCCTTTCGGAGTGCTGCAGCTAAGGCTAAGATCCCCATCAAGGGAGACAACAACCGCTCTCCTAACCAAGTTCAAAAGTAGTGCCTTTCAAATCTGAAAAGCAGCGCCGCTACCTGTGGGCTAATGAGCCCCAGGTGGCACAGCGTTGGTCGGATAAGTATGGCTCTAAGCCACAACCTAAAAAGAAAACCAAACTCAAAGTTAAAAAGAAATGACCACCACCACAGAAGACGGCGGACGGCAGAACCTGTTCGCTAAGGAACCCAAGATGTATATCGATGAGGGCAGCTTGCCTCACAACGAAAAGGCAGAGCGACTCAATGGCCGCTTGGCAATGCTAGGAGTCATTGCGGCTATCGGATCGTACGTATGTACTGGTCAATTGATTCCTGGCATTTACTGATATACATTAACTAATGACCGCAACTATTGCAACTCAACGGCGGTCATCACTGTGGGATAACTATCTCAACTGGGTGACCAGCACGGACAACCGTCTTTATGTCGGACACTTTGGTGTCCTTATGATACCCTGCTTAATCGCAGCAACCACCGCATTTATTATCGCCTTCATTGGCGCACCACCTGTAGACATCGATGGAATTAGAGAACCAGTATCCGGCTCACTCTTGTTCGGAAACAACATTATCTCTGGAGCAGTCGTCCCCTCCAGCAACGCAATCGGACTACATTTCTATCCAATTTGGGAAGCTGCTACCCTTGATGAATGGCTGTACAACGGGGGACCGTATCAGCTCGTCGTCTTCCACTTCCTCATTGGCATCTTTGCTTACATGGGACGAGAATGGGAACTTAGCTATCGATTAGGTATGCGACCATGGATCTTTGTAGCTTACTCTGCACCTGTTGCAGCAGCTACAGCAGTGTTCCTAGTCTACCCCTTCGGTCAGGGTTCATTCTCTGAT